TTTGCATTTGCTGCATACCCAATGGTTGCGTTGCCGGGTGTTTCATATATTCTTGCGCGGCCGCTTGAAGATTTGGCATCACAGCAGGCATGGCAGGCACACCAGGCATAATATTGCCTTCGTCATCAACGCGAGTAACTGGCGCTTGTGCGGGCATAGCCGGCCGACCTGTTTGCAATTCTGACGCCTTTGTTAAAGTGTCCATCAGATCTGTTTGATACTTTTGCCCCAGCGCCATGCGTTCTTCTGCAACCTTCCGTTGCCCTTTTGCCCCGGCATACGCTTGCAGCATCTTTGCCAAACCCGCATACGGCGAGATCGGCGCTTCTATACCGGCATAGCTGGTGCGTTCCATCGGCTGAAAGGATTGTTGTTGCAGGATCTCGGCCATCTTTTGACGGCGTGAAAGTTCCTCCTGCTGTTGCTGGTATGGGTTTGCGATGTTAAAACTGACGTCGGCCATTATCGTAATGCTCCATAATTAACCAAAAAATCTTGGTACTGCATTCATCATGCCATAAGCCCCAAGTCCAGCACCTGCAAGCCCAAAGAGGCCGCTTGTGTTGGCATTAGCAGCGGCTTGTTGAATGCCGTAATTTTGAGTGGCAGCCTGCCCTGCCGCCTGCGCCCCTGCAAAGATCGGTGCTGGTGCAATGTTTGAGCCTTGATACCCTTGAAACTGCGGCATCTGGATCTGCGAACCAGCCATCAGACCGGCGATCTCGTTCAGCGGTTGATTCCGCAGCGCGAGCTGCTGCGCCAAACTTTGTTGTTGCGCGGTATTGCCAAACTGTGCGCCTTGCAAAAGCTGGTTGTATTGCTGATTCTGCGCGGCCAGTGCGGCTTGCTGCTGTTGCAATGCGGCTTGTTGGTTTTGTGCAATGGCTTGATTGCCAAGCTGCCGCTGCGTGACATTTTGACCAAAACCTTGTTGCTGACCACCGAGCTGCGCTTGATATTGTGCCAATGCAGCCTGTTGATTCTGGTTTACGGCCTGATTCTGCAATCCCTGCACACCCATGTATTGATTGTAAAGCTGCTGTGAAGCGGCGTTCTGCGCTTGCTGCGCGGCCAAACCTTGACCGAAATTCTGCCCCACCGCTTGATTCCCAGCGGCGTTTGCGGCCTGACCTTGAGCAAAATTTTGCCCAATGCCAGCATTTTGCAATTGCTGTGCAGTGACGCCTTGACCAAAGTTTTGACCAACGGCTTGGTTTTGTAATCCGGCCAACCCGAATTGTTGGGCGAATCCTTGCTGCTGGGCGGCATTTTGTGCGGCTTGTGCGGCCTGCGCCTGGCTAAAGTTTTGCGCTACCGCTTGATTGCCATATTGCCCCGCTTGCAACGCCTGGCCAAACCCTTGTGCGTTTGCCGCGGTATCCAAGCCAATACCTTGCAGCGCCGCCTGCGAGAGCAGATCGTTCTTTTGCTGGTTTTGGGAAATCATGGCGTTTTCGTACGCCTCACCACCCGGCACCAACCCTTGATTAATCAACCGTTGCCGCGTCTGAGCATCAGATAATTCAAGCTGCGGCGCCAGGCGGTTCATAATTGCCTGCTGACCGGTCATACCTGCATTAACGGGCATTGCTGCTACGTTGCTGGTGTTCAAATCGCCACTGGCAAGCCCATATTGGCCTGTTTGCGGCCCTTGATTGATTGCGCCAGCCTGCACATTAGCGCCCGCCAGCCCGTATTGCCCGCCGCCAGGACCACCCCCCGCAAAGCCATATTGCCCAGCTTGTGGGCCTGCACCGGCCATCCCATACTGACCGGATTGCGGTCCGGCGTTTACTGGTTGAGCGTTGACGTTAGATCCTGCCATGCCATACGCGCTAAGTTCTGGCGCCCGCGGTGCCCCTCTCATACCTTGACCGGCATCAAAACGAGCTTGCGCTTCTGGATCTTGTGCGCTTGCATACCCGGTAGATGGAGGCGGTGTGTTTTTTCCCGGCATAGGAGGATTATTCATGGTAAGAGTTTCTTGTTCGGTAAGAGGCCGCCCCCCTATAACCCCGCCTGATTGCATTCCCAAACCACCGCGGCCCATCATACGGCGCGCTTCACCATCAATATTAGGCCCTTGCAGCCCGCTAGCCTGACCGTAGTTGCTCAAATTAGGCGTTTGCGGGATTTGCCCAGCGTTGCCAAGATTGGTCTGCAAGCCCGCAAGGTTTGGATTAAACGCGTTCCCCAGCACGTTACTGGCCGTTCCAATACCTTGCTCACCCAGCCCTGCCAAAGCCCGTTGTACGCGCTGCTGTGCGTCCAGGGTGGACTGTGCGGCCGGTGTCAGTGTTTGCGTTACTGTCGGCTGATCTGCGTTTGCGTTTGTCGTGAATTGTTCTCGTGTCGGCGCAGGACCAGCAACACCGGAATTTGCCCAATTTGCCATCGCTTGAGAATAGCCCGCTTGGTCAATCGACGTTCTACCGGCGCGACCTTCGTCGCCTTCGTCAGTAGTGGTAAATTGACTGAGATCAGGCGCCGCACCACGCTGCGGTTGGCCGGAATATGCCCTCATTGCCTGGTCGTAGCCGGCTTGGTTAAAGGTGGGCGTTCCAAAAGTCACCGTCTGGCTGCCCAACGGGCCAATCACATTTGGATTGCTCATCCGGCCCTGTAATCGAGCAGTGGCTTCGTTTGCTGCGCCCTGTGCGACAGCGGCGCCTGCGTAATCCGGTGGCGCCGGCGCTGATGGTGACGATTTACCCATGATTTATCCTTTTGCTGTAGCGTTCATTTAAAAACCGGCAGTCGTCGCGGCGCAGCGTATAAAACACAATGTCTCCCGCTGGGCGCCCTTCTTTGATCCTGCCTTCTTCTGTAAATCCCATATTCGTCACCACTTTTGCGCTTTGTTCGTTGTCGCTGCCGACCGGCACAATGATCTTTTCGACCTGGCAGATGTTATACGGATAATCAAATATTGCTGCCAAGTAGGCAGGTGTCAATTGCCCCTCAATCGCAAAATGGCACCAGATTGTTTGATGGTTCCAGTTCTCATAAATGACACCTGCAATAATCTGATCATCCCGTTTTAATCCTATTGCCGTTGCCCTGCCCTCAAAGAAACCACCGTCAACGCGTTGTGCAACCCACCGGCCGACCTCCGGCCCTGAAACTATATGCCTGCCCATCCGGCCTGGAATACCACGTCTGTGGATGCCCATTCAATCTGTAGACCGCTGCTGGCGCTTTTAAGCTGAATAGATCCGCAATAACCCAGCCCGGTAACGCCTTGCCAGTTATTTGTAATCTCTAAACCAGATCCCCAAAACGCAGAATCCCACGTTCCTGCATCCCACAGCCCAACAGAAGATGACGATAAAGAAAGAGGTGCTGCGGTGTCGTCAACGTCAAAATCCACATTTATGCCGACAAATATAGCCGGCGAGCCGTTAGTGAAAATGCTCGGTCGCGCTCGGGTAAAATATTTTTTGACGCCGCGGCTTTCAAAATAATTAAATGCTTGAAAAGCATTTGTTGTTATATTGGATGTGTTGTCGACATAGGTGTCATCCCACGCCCTGACCACCACGCCGTTGCCACCGTAATACGGATTATCGTTGTAGGTTTCCCAAACGTTAGCCGCCCAGCCTTGAAACTGCGCCCAGCTTGTCGTAATGGTGTTCATCACATACTGTTCCTGCTGGCCTACTGCAACCGGCACATTAATCCATACGGCATTTCTGCGAGCGTTGTAATACACCTGCCACCCTACCGTAGAGCTGCTGTAGGCCGCTGTCGCTGCTACGATGGCCCCTTGAATCTTGTTCGACAGCGCCACCCGAGGATCTAGTCGGGAAGATTGCAAGCTCTGCGCCATTGGCATCAAGCCGTCATAGGTCAGGATTAAAAGGTCGCCGCCCCACTTCAGCATGGACCGGTTGCCGATCGGTGATCCCAGCTTCCAAACGCCGGCCAGTGCCCAAGTGGCATCGCTGGATGGATCGGTGCCTCGGTAGACAATGACCTCGCCGTTGCTGGTGACGAATACCAGGTTGTCGTCCACCCCATAACCTGCATCAATGGTCCAGGTGTCCAGATCCACCAGGTGGCCGCCGAATTTGGCAATGGCTGACAGATCGAGCACTTGTGCGGCGCCGCCGACTGCGCTGGTGGGCAAATACCACGCCTTGAGCGTATCCTTTTGAATAAACCACAGACGGTTTTTAAAAAGCGTCACATTGGATAGCGTTGTGGTTGTCACGCCAGTGATGGCCGGCGTTGAGGCGGCATCAATGGCGGTCCAGTTGGTGCCATCATAAAGCCGCGGCTTGTCGACGCCATTCACGGCATATAAATAAGTGCCGCCGGTCGTCGTGATGTTGATGTATTCCCAAATTGCATTTGTCAAGCCGGTGACAGTGGTTGCAGTTGCAACCCCTGCGGT